TCTATATGAAAAGAGGTGAAACCTCCTTGTCTACACTCTCATGTTATCTTTATTTATATAGTTTGTCAATATTTTTTATTGCTTTAAAATTGCTTAACATGTAAGATATTCCTTGTGAGTAAGGCTAGCCGCCTTAATATCTCACAGAAGGGAGGGTAACTTCCTTGTTTACGTTTTTACATGATTTACTTCAGTTTGGACTAGCCATTCTTTCTGGAGTAATTATAGATCTGATTAGTTCTAAGATTAAGAACCGTTACAGACGGAAGCATTAATCTTTAGAATTAATTCAGACTCAGAAAAGCAGATGCGGTGGCAAGCAACCCAACTTCTGCTTTTTTTGCTATAAAAAATAAGCCCACCAATTAAGGTGAGCTTGTAAAATAACATATATTAATATAAAAGGCGATTTTCCTTAAAGTCATTATACTACATCTACGTTACTCAGTAAACTTACCCCAATAGTTCAAACGTGTTCCATTTCTGTCTTCGCCTGTAGGTAAGTAACCAAATTGACCGTTTCCTCTAGGTTGCCTAATCCATACGTATCCCCCACTATGTGCAAATGCGTCGTATTCAACTACTGAGCCTTTAGGTAGTACTGCAATTTCACTTGAACTTGTTGTGGCTCCCCAACGTAAGACAATACCTTCATCAACAGTGATAGTAAACTTGCCACTTTCTTTGAACCACTTAACACCTAAGTCATCAGTCCATGAGTCATACTTAACATCATTCTGGCTAGGAGCTGGAACTGGTTTAGGCGTTTCAATTTGTGTTTTTTCATCACTAGGTTTAGCAAACTTATCCCAAGCATTGGCATCCAAATACCAAATAGAACGGTCCATGTCTCCTCCTGTATATTGCCAACCAGCAATAGAACCAAAAGCATCACTAGATACAGACATATCAGGTACTGTCCAAGAGTTCCAGTTCATTGATGCATATTTGGCTACCCAAACTGCACAATCTTTTGCACAGTTAGCCACTTGGTTTAAAGCTGATTCCTGAACATAGATAACACACCATACACCAGTCAAACGGTGTACCTCGTCTACGAATTGACGAACCCAGTTAGTATTTCCCCATGCTGAATTTTGGTAACCTTCCCAGTCAATGATCAGCATACCTTGACCTACATAGTTCTTGATATTGTTGATAAAATATTGTGCTTCTGCAACTGGACTACCACCACCAGCGTAATGATACAAGCCACGCTTTTTGCCAAGCTGTCCTGCTAGATCCCATTGGTGGTTGCACTTAGGATTAACGTATCCTGTGCCTTGAGTAGCCTTCACAATTACTCCTTGAGCGTGTGGATCACGAATAATACTATCATCTGATCCCGAATAAACATCTACTGTGTACATAACCATGTTATTTGTCCTCCTTAGTATTTACTGTTGGTGTTAAATCTGATTTTTCGTAAGCCGATTGAACTGCTGTGTGGATAACTTGTGAATCAAGCCTATATCCTTGTTTTCTCATAACATCATTTACAATCATACTAGCTTCGTCAAACTTTTCACGTCCGCTTTTATCTTGGCTTACTAAGCTAGTAACTGCCATGTCTGCCACTTGCTCAAGCAAAGTCCACAATGCTCGTGATTGTTCGGTGGATGCATGTCCAGCCTTATTATCTAAGACTGGCTTGAGTTGCTTGAGTAAAAAAATAGCCAGTACAGATAATAGCCCTGTCTGTACCAGCCATTCGATAATATTATTGATAACTTTCATTATTCTTTTTCTCCTTTTTCAAATAAGCTCTTGATACGCTCATGATGTCTATCTAACCGTCTATCATGTTCATCAACACGTTTCTCTAAACGTTCAAAATTCGCTTGTTGCTTATCAAAACTAGCATTTAACTTTTGAATGTTACTGTTTAAAGTTCTTAATTGCTCAGAGAAAGGTTTTAACACTGAATTAATATTCTTGTTAAAAGCCTTGCTACCATGATTTATTAACCAATACACACCACTAAAAAGAACGGAAATAACAGCCAGAATCGACGCTATCTCCGCCCACGAATATCCTAATAATGAATGCACATAACTTCACCTGCTTTCGCTGTACTATTCCTACCCACCCACCCTTTCATTATCTTAAGCTGTTGGAGTTACTGTTGGTACGTCATAATCAACACCTGTAATTTCCTTAAATTGTTCCTTGCCAAAATAATGAACTTGAACAGCTAAACGACAATCATCAACTGTAAATAAACCTAGTGAATAGTATTCCTTAAACATTGTATACATTACTTCATTCATTCTAATGTCCTCCCTTATTTAGATCCATTAATTGCTTTGTCAAATTTGCATTAATCTTTTGTTGTTGCGCATTTGCTGCTTGTAGTTCCATAACTTGCTTAGTCAAAGCTGCCAATGTTTGTTGATCTTGTGTTGGCTCTGGTTTAACCTCTGGAACAGTATACTTCTTCTTCCATTCTTCCTCCGTCAAACTATTCCAACTGTTAGTTGTTTCGTTCCAAGTTGGATCATACAAGCCAACACCATTACTATCTACCGGTTTTACTGTTGTAGCGTTAGCTGGTAAATCATAATTATCTGGATAATCACTTACTGAATACATATATCTTTTTGTTTCTTTATCGTAAATAAAAATTAACATCTGTTCCCCTCCTCTATTGGTCTCTTTGTCCATCAATTCTGGTCCATTCTTTCCAAGTATGATCTACATAAGATCTAAAATAAATAGAACCAAGGTTTGCTAAAATTAATATTTGTGTAGCAATATTTCCACTCTCATCTCCGCACTGTATTAACGATCCCCAAAATGATTTTCTATTTTGTAAAGATTTTGGCCATGAACTATCTGACATTTGGTCCCATAAACCAACTATATGCATTCCTTGCCCTACACCATTTAGGCTTACGCTACCACTAGCTCCACCGCCAATAAATTTACCAATTTTAAAATTAGCTGTATCTTTTTGGTTTAAAGCTGTTACTCCATCATCAATAGTTTTAACTTTGTCGAAATTCTCTTTAATTTTTTCTGGTCCATTTGCCATTTCAGAAAAAATAGGTTCAAAATTTATTGCCATTATTATTCCTTCTTTCTTTATTGTTAAAATAAATAGCCCTTAAATCACTTGAGCTGTTGGATAATTAAAATAGCCTGTACTATAAATGACTACTGCCTTTACCATCTCCAGCTTTAGCAGCACTATCATCAACATTACCCAGACTAATCTTAATTGTTTTATTGCCACTTCCTAAATACCAATCTCCATATTTGTAGTATGGTTTAGTATCCATGTAGAAATTACGTGGTATACGGACAACGATTGAATTATTATCCGTATATTCTGCCTCACAAGGAACTAACTTGGTTAACGTTTCACCAAATGACCCAGCACCTAAACCGCCGATTTCAGTACCAATCGCATTTTCATAGTAGAAAACTGTTGGTTTAGGATAGTCTTTTTGATTGTGTACGATTGTGATTTTGTATCCGTAAAGTAATTCCTCCAGGTTGTCAGCTGTTACCATTTTTATAAAAATTGATTTCTTAAATTCTTCTGCCTCACCTTGAGTGAAAAGCCCATCTTGTTTAATCTTATCTTCTAAAGCCCCTAATGCTGTTTTAGCACTATTCAACTCACTCAAAGTAGCTGTATTAGTTTGATTTAAGGTAGTCATCAAGTTAGTAATTTCCGCAACCTTATCATCAACAATCTTCTTCAATTCAGCTACATTTTTAGTTTCAGTTTCCTTGATTGTGTTAAACAAGTCATCTAACGGGCTGATATAATCTCTAGGAACTAAGCCAGTAACAACCATATCAGCCAGTACTTCAAACTTAAATTCAAGTGTGGCAATATTACGATAATCTTTCATCACCCGGAAAAATGCTTGTTTATACTGCCCGGCTACGCTAAAAGATTGTGCTGGCATATCAAAACGGAACTTACCAGTTGTTGGATCTTCATAAAATACAGCATGAGAGTTATCCAAAATCTTGTGTTCGTTGTCTGGCAAAATACCTTCAAATAGGACATTAGCTCCTGTTAAATCATAGGCAGAACCGTCTTCGTTGGTAATCTCAACAAAAACTTGTCTCAAACTGTCCTCATACTGACGTGCTTGCACCCAGTTAGATTTATCATAGTCAGGCGTAAAAGTATTACCACCCTTAGCCTCTAAAACAGTCAAAGGTCTGTAATCTTTACCAATCACATATTTCAATATTTGAGCCATTAGATTACTCCTTTCTCAATTAAAATTTTCGTCACTATATTTTCAATCGTTTCTTCATCAGTACCTAAAATTACACGCTTTAGCCTTGCCTTCCAATCTTCATTTAAAGCGTCTGTTTTATCATCCAATCGCTTAATTTCATCATTAAAATCATGCAAATTAGCTTTGTTATCTAATTTACTCTTAATCTCATCAGTATTGCTATTAACAGTACGCTGAATTTGATTAAAATTAGCAACCGCTGCGTTATACTGAACTCTATCAGTTAAACCAATATCATCAAGGTTCAGATGTTCCATCACTACCACCTTCTTCTTTTCCAGTTTT